GAGACTTTGGGACTACTCGGGAATTATTTATATCACCCCCCCGAGGTGGCAGATTGCCGGACGGTTAACCCGGCGCGTTGGGATACACAGCGAGCGCTTTGCGCATCTTGGCGAGGAAGGCCGGGTCGGCCGGCCCGTCCTCGCCGATGGCAGTGACGATGACTGCATGGTCAGACACAGGGATCTTTGAAACAGGACACGCTATGCCAGTTTGCGCGGAGTACGCACCCACCAGCTCGGCAAACCGTCGAGTAACTGTTTTGTTCTCAGCGGCCATTGAGGTCGCGTCACGTTGCGGTAGCGCGTGTTTGATCTCACACGTGGGCAAAGCGTATGGACTGTTCCTAGTCAACACAATCTCCCAAGACAACAACAGCCGAAGCTGTCGCACGTACTCGGGAGGCAAAGCATCGAGAGCACATGGATTTCGTTTCATCTCATCAAGAACGCCACGAGAAATGCGGAGCAAAGTCTCAAAAAGAGGCATACCAAAGAGTGAACTGGCACCTGTAACCAAATTGGAACCGACGGAAACAACATTGGCAACTGTTTGGACAAGTGCAGAAGCATCAACGGCAGTACCAGCAATATACTCAGCGGCACGACGTAACAATCCCGCGTGCTGTTTGTCAGCAACCGCGGGGTTCGAGATGAGATCGGAGTTAGTATTGATCATCTTGGTCAAAGAATCCATGGCACGTGCATAAGCGCCATCATCCACAAGGGCGGAAGTGGCGGGAATGAATGCAGACCCAACCGAGGACAAAAACCCAGTAAAATTGGCGATGACTTCAGCTTGAAAAAGGGCAGCTGAGGCAGTTTGGACGCAGATGACAGTCGTGCCCGAACCCGCCGCAGGTGATGTTCCCACGGGTTGCAGGGCAGTGTCAGACTCATCGAGAGGCAACCAGATACCACGAACCGAAGGCATGGCATCAGTAAATTCGCCAACTTTGGCTGAAGAATACGTCGCAAGGGTGGCAAAGTTGAGGGTGTTGACAGTGGCTACATAGGGCACGTTAGCCACCACCCATTGACCTTGAATACTGCTGGAAGCAGCGAGTGCACGGAGAATGATCTCCCCAGAAACAAGCATGATGTTTGAGTAATTGGTCAAAACACCAGCGTTGCAATTGGAATTAAGGCAGCCTGTCGCCGTCGGGGAGCCAGCAGTGTATGCCAAGGCGTAATTGATGAAGCAAGCGGGCTGGTTGCATAGGACAACAACCATCTCGTAAGAACCGGAGCCATTGGCAAGCGTAGTAACGGAAAAACGCTGGCGATTGCAAATGGGCGCGAGTGGGACCGTGACATCGGGATTGGTTGGGACAGGACAGGGGTAATTGTTTGGGAACATGCGTGACATAGCAGCATGGAGAGCAGCAGTAGTCGCAGGGGAAATTTTCTTTGGTACGATACGCGGAGCGACTTTCCGCTCATGTACAACAACGGGTCGATTTTTGACCACAGGTGGGCGGACCACGACACGTGTCCGTGAGGCAACCTGTGGCATCTTTTTCTTGACGATCTTTTTCTTGACAACGACATTGGTAAAGGCCGGCTTAAAGCGCAGGGGTCTTTGAATCGAATTAGCGTTTCTTTGGTCCATTATGGTCTTTTTGTCCGGAGCGGGTGTTAAAGCGCGACGTTTCCCCAAGCCGTTATTTCAGACAGCGCGCTAGAGATCAATGGACACAACTTGCCGTAGCAAATCATGTGTAATGACACATGGCAACCGATCCACGCGCTTCAAAAGGGCGCAAAAATCGTCAAACAACTCCTGGGTAACAGAATAACGCTCAAAGAATAAAGCGTAGGCAGATGGAGTTGGTGGAAAGTATTCATTCGGCAAGTCTGGGACAATGCGTTCGAATTTGTCCTGGAAACGTGGGAGATATCCGTCGAGCAAACGTTCATACATCACAATCAGTTCATAAGCCATGGGAACATGATAGGCATAATGTCTCTGAGATATGATAGAACCGACAAGATATTCACGCAAGACCTGCACGGGCTTTTGTTGGGCGGACCAAGCGATTTTTGCAAAGAAGCGACCAGGTTTGACACCGGCGACGAGACCGGTATTGGTCGGCCAGACAGCACAAGAACAAAATTCCACATCGTACATGTCTTCGCATCTTCGCGGCTTGGCAACAAAGGCCCACCGATTATAGCAATCCGTGATCATCGGAACAAGATCACGTTGATCATACGCAGCGATACAAGCATTGTCGCCACAAAGAATGACACTGCATTTGACATCGTACATTTTCATCATGGTCAAAGCAACAAACCCAGTAAAGACACTATTTTGGGCAGATGTCTCTGGGCTACCAGAAGCTCGTCGTTGTTCAAATTGGTAATAAACATGGTGTTTTGTGAACCCCTGTTTATGAGTTGCTTCAAGGTAAAGACGATGTTCGAAAGATTCACGAGGGAACATGATGTTAGCTTCAATCAAACGGTGAACATCAGTGAAACAACTATCATAGTAGCTTGCATCAACCTCGTAAAAAGTGGCACCCAAATCGGAATGTATTTGAAACCAATTTCCGATGCGAACAGGTGTCGTACCGCTAGCGTAAAATAATGGGCCATCACCATTCCACCAATCACTCAAAGCTTTGTTAAATGACCAAATCTTTGGACCAAGCATAGCGTTGTAATATTCATTGTGGGCAATAATACAACGTGGAGCTTTGATGGCAATCTTATTGGAATCAAGTCCAATAATGCCAAACTGAGTTTCGACTTTGGTCATCATAGTGGAACGGCGCGCCATGGAACGGAAAGCGTCAGGATGTGAAGCAGCGTTCTCTTGGCGATGAGCCTGTGGAGAAGCGAAACGACAATTCCAAGCGTTGAACTCCTGAGTAACAGGCGTAGGTGGCAAGAAAGACAAACAATGTGGCAAGTACTCAAGATAACCAGACCAGACCATCTTTAATGGTCGCAATTGACGAAAACGCAAAGACGATAACTGGTTGGTAGGACAATCATGATACACCACTGGTAACAAATAAGGACAAGCAACGCCAACATGTTTGACGTATTGTTCCTTAGGTTTGTCTTCAGATGCAGTAGGGTGGAAGCTATCGCTTGTCTCACGAACAACAATTTTTGCTGAACGGGCGCGATGAGCTATTTGATCAGCGGCCGCCCAAGTATAACTATAATCAACAGAACGATCAACTTCAACAGCTGTGACCTGAGATATAGTACTGGGCAGGTTGATGGAACCAAACCACAAATTTGTGCCCTCATATGAAGTGGCGAGGCGGTATTCCTTGTAGTTGCGCACAATATTGACCAACTCAACAACACGCAAAGGAAATTGACCAACACCCCGATACTCAACCATGCCCCAATTTTCATTGACGGGTGAATACATAATGAGGACGTTGTAGGCACAATGGGCGACTACAGCCAACCAAAAGGGCAAACGTGATAAACTGTAGTGCCCGGCAAAACCGGTAGTGAACCGGAATCGCCAATTCGGTGAGTCCAATACACCTTCCAAGAGAGGAAGAGTCCACCAAGGTAAAACGCGTTTCCAGACCTCCTCACAAAACGCACTCAAGAAGTCGAACAATGGGGCATATAAATATGGCCCAAATCTGTGGAAAACGGAGTCGGTGTATGAAGACAAATACCGAAACAAGGGCATAATACGCG